GAATACGCCAGTTCCGTACTGCACACCCGTACTATCTACCTGATTTGATACGCCAGTCGCCGAAATATAAATCACAAGGTCTGCAGCGTTCCCAGCATTTCGCCGACCGCTTGCAACTACTCGCAACAATCCATCAGATTTTGGCGTAAAGGTTTTTGAAACCGTCCCCGGCGCTAATTCTCCACCGCCGTATTGAATTGGAAACGAGCCAAAGTTGATACTATCAGCTCGAACTGCACCTGCTCCAATATTTGAGCCATCTCTTAGCCCTGCAACGTTAGTTTGCAGCTTATTCATTTTAGCTGCCGTCAGAGTTTCACCTGGTGTAAACGTTAAATTCTCGTAAGCCATTATTTTTTAGCCCCCAATTTGAAGATTGGTTTTAGTCCGGCAAATGCTGTGGCCACCGCACCAGAAATCGCTAAAATTTCTTTGGTAAAATTTGGCATAACAATAACACAAATTGTAGCTACTAGCATATTAACTAGAATCCCAAGGTCAGCTATAAAATACACTGTTGTCTTAGCTTTTTCTGAGATTGCAGGTGTGTATTCTGTAGTGTCTACGCTATCAAGTGCTTTTTTCTGTAAATCTTCAATCATTTTAACCTCTTCTTCTGTAAATTTCCTTTCGTTTATAGGCATAGCTTTAATTTTAGGCTGTTCAGGCGCTTTTTCTTGCTTTTTTTCATTTACAATATTTTGCGACATATCTTTTTTATCCTCATTTTGACTTATAACCCCTTTAATTTCAGGTGTTTTTTCGACTATTTCCGGAGTTTGCACTGGTTGCGGTCGATTTTCAATCCTTGTGCCAAATTCACCTGCTGGAATTTCAGTTGCTGGTGTGAGTTCCACCCACACATCAATTCCGCCCCGATTAATTTTAGCAAACCACATATTATCATTTTGCACGACTTCTTGAGCAACAAAAGCTCCCTCAATCTTTACGCTGTCACCAGTGTTAATGTCACCACCAATTCTGTATCCGTCGTTATCGACTTTGACTAACCAACTAGTCGGAACTCCGTTCTCTTCCCAAGTGAACCCAACTGGGCAAAGTTCGTTTATTTGAGCCTCTTTTCGACCGTCAGTTTCTCGTGTCTCAACAATAGTGAATTTTTGATTAAACTTTAAGTGCGAACCAACATTTATCTCATCGTCAATCTTTTCAACATATGGTGTTGGTGTTGGTGCATTTTGTGGTTTTCCGGTATAGCGGAAAATTGTCAAATATTGAGTATTGTTAATCTCTGCTAATTTATCGTGATTATCTATATGAATACCATTATAGCCATATGCACAGTGAATAATATTGTTTTGGTCAATAAATATTCCAGTATGTCCGTCAGCACCGTTCGTGTATCCTTGCTTACCCCAAATGAAGATGTCACCTCGTTGTGTTGGAATATAACCGTTTATATCTGCTTCAATTCTCTGAAAACCAAACTTTGGCAAGTCCACAAACTCTGTTTCAGTATTTCCAATACGGAAACCTTGAGGTAAAATTCCTGCATAAATCAGGGCGTGATATATTGAACTTGAGCAGTCGTATGAACTAGGACCATTCCTATAATTCATCGAATAACTAACTCTACCTTGTCGCTGTGCAAACCATTCAATTACTTTATCCATTTATTTCCTTTCTATTTATGAGCTAATCCGCCATTTAAAACAAATTGAACAACAGCGCCCAAAACCGCCAAGCCGATAGCCCAAACGATTTTACTTTGGTTTTCTTCGAGTCGCCGAAGTCGCTCCTTTGTTCGGTCACATTCACGCCGAACGCTCTCAATGTCCTTATCGTGAGCCACAATCTTTTGATTAAGCGACATAATAGTATCTAATTGTTCGCTAACTTGTTCAATCTTGTCTTTTAGAACATCGATTTTAGCATTAAGTGTATCTTCTCGTGCTTGAAAAACCTCACGTGCTACATATTTTTCTCCGTCCATTCCTTCTTCCTTTCTTATTAAAATTTACACTAGATAAACACACTATTTTCGATCTCATATTTATCTCCTTTAATCTAATAATAAAGGCAAATAGTCGAGTTTTAAAAGGCGGTGGTCGATAGTTTCAACTTCACATCAAGCTGAAATGGTGGGTAATAATCGCCGTCAAAACTACACAGCGCTATAACTTCTAACACATACCTACCAGGGCTTATCTGATAAACCTGTGCAACTGTCATTGTGTCTTCTGCTCTTCCAGGGTCTGCAGGAAAATAAAAAGTATTAGAAGGGTGCCAAGCGCCATTATTATTTAATTGTATTGCGACCATTTCAAAAAATACGCCTTGTGGAGTTTGAAACTCCCTTTTCCAATTAGTCGCCCTTTGATAAACTCCTGCAGGTATTGATAAACTAACCGTATATTCTTGTTTATCTTGACTTTGTGCGCCAAATCTTGATAACTTCTGAAATTGAGATAACTTTGTCATTGCTCATCTCCTAAAATCATTAAATATTGCTCATCGCCCCGTTCATATCTCACAGCTACACTCCGAGTACTTACTGATATATCATTAAGCGCTATCGGGTTAAGATTTATCATGCTTGGTGCTAAAACGTTTTTTGTGTCAAAATTAGCGTTTATTGGTATCGAGATAGTATTCCAAGACTTCACCTGTGGAAGATAGTCGAAATTATGCTCAATAGCTGTATTTTGCGGAACTTGACTGAAAAACCAAATCTTAGGATAATTTCGCCTAGAGTCCGAAATAAAGTTTCCGGAATCTTGATAAACAACAGGAATATCTCCTTCATATTGTGGCGGCGCAAAAGCCATTATCCTAAAATAAAAGGTTACGTTTCCTTCATATGTGTCATCCATTAAAGACACATACACATTAGTTTCATCAGCTCCGATATAACAACGCCTTAATGCTCGTGAACCACCCCATAAAGGTTCACTCTGCGACAAATCATAGCTTGGCATAAAATTACTGTTTAAGCTCCATTGTCCAATTAATAAAGGCTTAAAAGGTAGCCCGTGCGCAAAATTCGTTCGGGCTATATCACCTTCCGCACAACCAACGCTAAACTCCCTTTTATAAACAATATAAGGTGTTTTGTAGCTCGAATTGTAAACGTAATCCTTTATGCTCTTCATTATTCTTTTTCCAGCTCACTTATGACATCAACACCGGCTTTTGAAATTGCTTCAATAACATTTCCAGTTTTTGGGTGTTTACCAATTAAAATTCGCCTTGTTCCATCTTCTTCAGAATAGACAAAGCCATCTTTATTTATCCTTGTTAAAATCACCCCATTGTTAGAAATGATTATTTCGCCAGTTGTCTGATTTATCTTGATATTTCCACCAAGCGAGTTAACGACCTTGTCGCCCTGAAATTCTACATTTTTTTCAATAGCCATTATGCCAATAAATCCTTTCCATCAAGTACCGACCTATCAAGAACAAACGCAGTTGCGACTTTATGAGGTTTACCTGAAATCGTAGTTTTATAGCCACTATCGCTTAAACTTGTTTTAATTCCAGTTATTAAAAAGTCACCCTTATTCTTGTATTTTACCGTGATAATATCGCCCAATTGTAGTGCAGGGTTTCCCTTAACTTCCATTGAGATTGTGGGTGAAAATTTGGCGTATTTACTCAAAACATCTGTTGCGAACAAATCGCAGTTTTGGTAACTTCCAAAATAAGGGTTATCTGTAATTTCAAGCGCTTTTTTACCGTATCGCTCCATACTTTCACGATCGAACGCCTCGTATTTAATCGTATCAACTACTTTTGCCGTTTCACCCCATAGCTCAATTTTTGAAACCTTTGAGGCGGTAGTTCCGCGATTGGTAAGGGTTAATTTATACGCAGTAGCAAAGACTTCACCTTTAACAACAATACCTGAGTTATTTATAGTGTCGCCTTTTTTCATATCAATCCAGCTTTCGCCAGTTTTTTGTCCAACTGAGATAGGTTGAACGGTCCACACTGGATCATCAAAGGTTAGCCAAGTCGAAAAAGTTCCGCCAGGCTGCACGACCCACTCATCTTTACCGTCTGCGCTAAAAATAGGCTGCAATGGTTGAATCTCTCGAATATCGCTTTTAATATTCACATAATTTACGATATTATCTGCTTTTTCAGTCTCAATGCTAATAATATTGTCTTCATCAAAGACCATAACTGGTTGTTTGCCAAGGTTTCCGCTGCGGTTTTCAAACCTTAAAATGCCTTGTTCGTCTAGCCATAATGAGCCATTCTCTGCCTGAACTAACTTCTTCAAAATAGTTCCCACATTGTCATCATTATTGAGATACACAAACGGTATAGTGTTTTGGCCTTCACCAATATTATATTGTTTCTCATTCATTCCGTACTGCTTAAGTATTTCTTTTAACAATACATCAGTTGAAACATTCCTTAACATAATAGTTCTGTCTAGCTTTGTTTCCGCAATATCACTCAAAAAGTCTAATGCAGACCAAGTGATAGTTTTGTCATCACTATATGTAGGTATTTTTTCAGTTAAACCAACGAATACTTGAACATTTCCAATATCTTTTGCACCTAAAAATAACCGTAACGGTCGCTTAGGTAAAATATAGTCTGCCACAGGGCTTTTGTTTGTAGTCTCGAAAAAAGAAAAATAATCATCATAATTATTAAGCTTAACATCAGCAATACCAGACTGCACGTTGTACGGAAATTTAACTGATCGCTCAACATTAATGCTCAACAATCTATCTGTTATATCGTCATATTGGAACGCATCCCAAACCTGTGTAGGGTTATTTTCTGGAGTAGCCAATAAATCGACACCATCAAGTTTTGAAGTGCCTAATTTAAACCAGCTAGTATTTTTATTTCTGCCTCGAGTAAAGCTCAAATCAGCGTGCCAATCCATAGCCACTAGTTTACTTGCAAAAGCTTTATTAAATCTATCACTTACAATTTGCATTTGCTAAATCTCCGTAAAGGTAGCTTTCATCTCTTTAACCATACCGTCAAAGCTCATAATTTCGCGGTTGCTAATTTCAAACCAAACAGGTACATCAACCACGCCATCGACACCTTCGATAGTTAGTTTTAATATTTCTTGATTTTGGATTTGCTTATCGTAAAAGCTTTTAATTTCATCATATTCTGCTTTTGAAGGATAAGCCCAGGTATGTTCCCAGGTTCGCTTTCTAGCTCCGATAATATAAGTGGTCAAAGAATTATTAAGCGTTTTAATTTGCTTTGTGTTGTCTGTTATTTTTTCAGTGAGTGGAACTTCCACCATGTTCCACTCTACCGTTCTTGTTGAATCTTTTAGAATTATTTTCATTATGCAAATCTCCTTTTATCTGCAAGTTCCATTTGCTCACGGATTAGCTCAGCAACCTTGCGTTGTTCTGCAGGGTCGGTCGCAAATACTCCTGAAACATTGATTGTATAGCTATTTCCGCCACCTGTTCCGTTTGTCTGAGAGTTGATTTTGTCAACCAGGCTAGCCATCTTGCTTTCTGGAACGATCCATTCATTTTCGCCGCCATCGCCAGCCCAAATCAAGCTACCGCCACCATCTGGTCCGACAATACCACCAGTAGCGAATCGCGGAACACCAAGTTTTCCTAGTTTGCCAATATGCACTCCAGGTATCGCATTAATAATGCCAATAGCAACATTAATTGCGTCAATAAAACCATTGATCATACCTGCTGCAAAACTCAATATTCCATTAATAGCCCATTTAACCGCACCGCTGATAGCCCCACCGATAGCCCCACCGATACCGCTAAAGATTCCAACAATTCCGTTCCAGATTCCAACGAAGAAACCGATGACACCGCTAAATACAAATTTAACACCGTTCCATGCTGCCGAAAATACACCAACGAAGAAACCAGCAACTGCACTAAAGATCGCAACAATGCCGTTCCATAATGTTGTATAATACCAAACTACGCCATTCCATACCATCTGAATACCAATCCATGCTGCCTGGAAAACTGCACCGAAAAATTGAACAACAGGTGTAAAGACTGCAACAATTCCATTCCAAACTGCAGTAAAGAATCCTACTACGACATTCCAAATTGCAACAACCCCATCCCACGCTGCTTTAAAAAATCCTATGATCTGGTCTTTAAACATAAAGAATAACCCAACCATCAAGGATATAGGCCAAAAAATAACCGCAAGAATAGTTAAGCCCCATTGTTGAATAAATTGAACTATTCCGTTCCAAATTGCGACCACGCCGTTCCAAAAACCAGTTAGACCATTCCAAATCCAACCAAAGAAACTTCCGATTGCACCAAAAACGCCATTAAAGAAGTTTACAATTTCCTGAAATGCGTTAGTGACGAATTTTGAAAATTCTGCAAACGCCTTTTTACCATCATCAGTCTGTGTAAAGAAATATGTTAATCCAGCAACTAAAGCTGCAATAACCATGATTATTCCAACTATAGGGTTAGCTACAAACACTAGATTGAACGCCGCTTGGACTGCTGTAGCTATCTTTGTAACAGTAGACCATATTCCAATAGCTATTCTCCATGCAGTAAATACTGCAGCGGCTGCCGAAATAGCAACAGTTAAGCTTTCGACTGTAGATGCCCAACCGCCAAGTTTGTTACGCATTTTACCTATTGCTGAACTAATTCCGGAAACGAATATTTTAACAAAGTTTTCAGCGATTTTCTCAACAACAGGTATCAAATTACCGAGCCAAGTCTTAACTGTCTCGATTAGCTCTTGCATTGACTTGTCGACATCGCCACCGCCACCTAAAGCAGTTGTGAAGTTCTCCCAAGCTGCCTTCATCGAATTAAACGAACCTTCAATAGTCGTGCTTGCTTCTTTTGCGGTTGTTCCAGTATAGCCAAGTTTATCTTGCGTTACCTGGATAGCATCAATGATTTTGTCAAACGAAATGCTGTTAATGTTTTTAGCCGTAGCTTTAAAGCTCTTTCCCATAACGCCCGAATCATTAACGAGTCGTGCCATTTCTGATGCAGTACCGCCATAGCCGAGCTTCAAGTTGTCAAGCATCGTATAGTTCTGTTTAGCGAAACCTTGATAAGCATATTGAATTGCAGACATTGATGTTCCCATCTTGTTTGCGTTATCGCTCATTGCAATCACTGCCCTATTGGCATATTTCGCTGCTTTTTCGGTATTACCGCCTAAACCTTGCAAGAGTGAAGCTGAAAAACTGCTGACAGTTTCCATGTACTGATTAGCACTCATTCCGGCTGTTTTATACGCTTGATTTGCATATTTCATCACTTGATCAGCTGAACCTTTAAAGAGTGTTTGAATACCACCTGAAAGCTGTTCATAGTTGGCATAAGATTTTACCGCAGCAGTTCCAAGTCCAACCACTGCAGCTGCAGATGCAGCAAAGGCAGCCTTAAAAGCTGTCGCCATTGCTGACGACTTAACGGCAGATTCAGACGTTGTTTTATCAACGTTTTTGTCTGTGTCTTTTAGTTTCTTTTCTAGATCGGCTGTATTCGCTTTAAACTTATACTCAACAACTCCAACTTCACTCATTTATAATCTACTCCTTAATATTTACTTGCTTTGAGTACGGCTCCATTCCTTTTTTAAAGGCTTCAACGGGGTTTTTCGATAAAGAAGAGCTGTGTGCTACCATTGAACCTTGCGAAGATTCGATAAGCCGTGAATACCAAACTTTACGGCAGCCTTCCAGTAGAGCAAACATATCTTCGAGCGAAATTTTATTTTCTCGCACATCTTTTATCGCTTCATAACCTAAATAATAGCCAAATTCAGCTATTAAATAGATCTCTGGAGAAACTCTGTCTTCTTTAGTATTTCTCCGCCGTTTCATTCTCGACTGATAGCGGGCTTTTACTTTCGCCCGCTCTTCATCGCTTAATAAATCTAAAATATTTCGCATTTTTAACCTTCTGGGAAAATATCGTTCAATAAGTTTTGTATTTTATCAATTCCAACACGGTGGATTAATTCTTTTGATTTTTCGCGGTCTTCAGTTCCATCATCAAACAATTCAATAAAAGATGCTTCCATTTTATTAACTGCATCAGAAAGCATTTCAGTTGCTTCAAGCTTTTCTTCGTCTGTTTCTGCTGAGTTCATCATCTTTTGCGCGTTGCCCACTTCACGGAATACTGACATTGCATCTAATTGATGACCTGCTCCTGGTTTTTTAACCTTAAAGTCAACTCCATCAATAACAACTTCCTTATAGCTGTTTTGAATATATTTATCTGTACTAATCGAAATTTTCGACATATTAAACCTTTCTTTTTAGTTATTAACAGATACAATTGTAAATACAAATAGTCGAGTGCTTGAAGTTGATTTTTGAATCGTTTAGTAGTATCATAAAGACATGAATATTTTTAGTAAAATCCAACAAAAATCATTAAGTATTACAAGCTATGCTCATTTTAGCTATGATAGCGGTCTTCCGGGTTATGATGCACCTGTTGCCAAATCAAGAATTGGCATATCTCTAAGTAAAGGTGTTTGGATTGATTTTAATTTTGGGACTGGTTGGGAAACTGTTAAAAAATATGATTGGTCAGAGATTAAAGGGTTTGATTTTATCCAAGAAAACGCTTCTGCGGGGCTAAGAAAAGCCTTAAAGATTAAATGTTTTCTATATACTACTTCTGGTGACATTACATTTACCAATTCTCAATATGACAATCTTCAAGTTGGATATGGCGCGAAAATAAGTAACGATCTAGCGTTTGCTGTTCGTAGCAGAATTAAAAAATGTAAAAAATGGTTGGCTAAAAATCAACTATAATAAAAAGACCCGTTACGGGGTCTTTTTATATTTCACTTAACTTTAGCTTTTAGCTTTAGTTTGTTGAGTTGCTACATCGTAAACTGATTTCTTTGTTAAGTCACCAGTTCCGATTCGTACGTAACCTTTATCTGTTGGCTGTGCGTTTAGCGTAATTTCAACACTTGGCTCATCTTTTGTAGTTTGTGAAAGCTCAAAATCAACATCAACAGTTGCTTTGAAAAAGAAAACGTCGTTTTCATCAGTTTCAGCGCCTTTTTGGTGCATGTTTACTGGCATTTCAGCCACGCGAACATTTTTACCACCAAATACTACCGCACCACCGCCAACGGTTGAGCTTGAGTAGTACTCAGGGAAGATTTGACCTAAGAAGTCCAAGTTTGGAAGATAAAGTGTAAACTTAGCTTCAGCAGTCTCAACAACGTTAGTTCGGCGTTTGCTCTTTCCAGCTTGTGTCTCTTTCTCGATTGATTTTAGAGCAATCTTTGTTTTAATATCACCAAGAAGTTCAGCAGGAATTAGCTTGTCGCCAAGGGCGATTTCCCACAAACCAGCTTCAAGTGTTTTATCTGTTATTCCAGTTGCCATATTCTCTCCTTTTAATAAATTATTTCTCCACTGATAGAATAAATAATTCTACCTTGTTCATTCTCTCCAACGTTCGAAACTGTGGAGGGTGGCAAAATAGCCACATTTCGAACTGCTTCACAAATTCCTTTAACTTCTGGTAATTCATTGATAGCGTAACTATCTTTGAGTAGCTTTGCGACTGCTTCAATCTGCTTTAGCCCTTCAACATCGTTTTTGCCAATACTGAAAATCTCATAATGCTGCGATTTTCTACGCCCACGATAGCTATTTTCTGCGATGTTCGTAATATACAAACCAGTTTTGCCTAGCCCGAGCTTTTGCCAGAAAAGGTCTTTGTCGATTTTACCGAATCCGTTTAATTCTAGAAATTTCAGTAAGTTTAACGTAATCATGAGTCCCCTTTCATAACAATGTATCCTTCTTTAGATGTTTGATCGCCTGCTCTTTCAAGATATTTCAAGGTATGAGGGTTTTTCGTATTCTTAAAGTGTCGAAAGCGAGCGTATGGAACACGACTGTCACCGAATACAACGCTATAGCCGTCTGGTATTTTCTCAACTCGACCATCGCTTTTTAACGCTCCAGTTAAGACCGGCGCAAGCATTCTAGCACGACCAAGCGACTTTTCCGCTTTAGCTTCCAGCTCTTTCTTCATATTAAGTTGCTGAATCTGTGCATAAACGTTCATCTTGCTTTTAAACGACACCTCAACTTTCGCCATAGTTTGCTCTTTCCAGAATCAACTTCAAGTGTTCAATCTCTCCAGTATCAAAGTTTTTACCTTGCGACATAGAGGTGATATCATAGGTCTTTCCATTGATTCTAACACCATTTCCCACCGCATCAGTTGGTATATCTTCGGGCTTAACAAACAATTTTGAATTTTCTACATATTCCTCACCATTTGTACCTTGCCTCATGCCATCTTTTTCACGAAAAACGCCTTTTCTGTTTGAAAACTCTTCTTCAATAGTGTTTCCATATACACCACCACGACTAATTCGCAAGAAAGTATACTCTGTTTCTGAAAACATATCAAAAATCTTCATATATAGTCTTTCCGTGTCGAATCCCGCCGTTTATATCTGCTAAAGTATATTTAGCTATTAAATCTGCGTTTTCTGTCTGAAAATTAGCAAAATAGTTAACATCTTTATTGTAAGTCACACTATAACCATCAACTGTCTTGCTTGAAATTCCGGAATTAGCGCTATGCTCCGAATTATTAAGTTTAAACATTCTAGCAAATAGGATTTTCAACCCAGAAGTCCATTCACTCACAGAATCTAAACCACCATTTAGTAGTCTGTTTAAACGTTCAGAAGTTAGCTCATATAGAATTGTAAAGTTCTGCTCCTCATAAGAAGAGAGAGGGCGTCCGATTAACGCCACAATCTCATCTTTTGAAATCGGTTGTTTCATCTTTAACCCTCTCTTTCAAGTCTATTAAGCCGCAGCAGGATTTTTAATTGCTACACCAGCTTTAACTTTAGTCAAAGCACCACCAGCGTAAATCTCTTGTAGGTATTCTTGTTTGTTTTGGCTCAATGAGAAGTTTGTGAACGCTTCAATTGAGTTGTCACCTACTGTTTCGTAAGCATCACCTACGAACAATACAGCTTGGTAATCTGCAGCGTTTGCTTTGTTGAACCAGCTAGGTGTGAAGATTTCTTTAAGCTCAAATGTTCCAGCAAGGTCTCCACTAAGTGGCAATACCAAAGCACCGTTTTTAGTTTCTGAAAGCTTCAAATCTGCTTTAGCTGATTTTGAAAGCACAGCGTAAATAGGACCTTCAGCTTCGATTTGTGCAGCCGCTTTAATGATTGATTTGTAAAGTGGTTCATCTTTAGCAGGTGTATATTCAGTTGCAAATGTTCCAGTTTGAGCATCTTTCAAGATTGATACAAAGCTTTCAATTACATCATCACCACCAGCAGTTCGACCATCACCAAGAACAATAGCACGTTCAATTTCTGTGATAATTCGTTTTGGTAGAGTTTCAAGAATGAATTTTACCAAAGCGCCAGTGTCTTGGTTTTCGCGGATATCTTCTTTGTTCAAAGTGATGTAATCATAGATGTATCCAGCGCGAATAACTCGGTCTGTAAATGTAAGCGACATTTCTTTTTTAGTTGTGCCACGTTTGTGTCCTTGAGCGCGAGCTCCAGCAGTTTCAGCATCGATTCGGCGAACTGTTAGACCAGTTTTATTAACTACATTCCAAATAGTTCCAGCTTTTTCAATTCCATCTGAGATAGCTGATACCAAAGCACCAGGTAGCAATTGTTCAACATTAGTAATACCTCTGCTTGCTACTTTAGCGGCCCAAGCTTTTTTAAAATCTTCAGCTGATGCACCAGCACTATCTTGTAAAGCGTTTGCAAAATCTACTACAGCACCTTTAGTATTGAGGTAATCTGTTGTAGCTTTTGAAACTTGTGAAGGCATTGCTGAGATAGCATCCTTTGCAATTTCTTTATTCATTTCTTCTTTCTCCTTTACTTCATCAACTTTCTCTTCGTTGACTTCTTCTTTTACTTCTTCGGTTGGTTTTTCTACCTGTTCAACCTCAGGCTCTTCTTTGGCAACATCTTCTGGATAAACAGTAACTGTTGCTTCCTTCTCCTTTACTTCTGGAGTTTCTTTTTCTTGGTTCATTTCTTCACCTTTCAGAGATTTTACGGCTAGTAGCCGAGCTTCTCTATTTGCTCCGCGAAAGACTAAGCTTACTTCGATAATCTCAGCATTGCTTATGGTTTCGCTTTCATAGTTATAGTCAAAATCTGACATTGTAATTGAGAACGCATTAGACAAATGTCCCTCTTCGAGCAATAGCAACATTTCTTGTGCTATTTCTCGTCGTGAGATACCTGCTTCGAAAATCAACTCGTCATTTTCGTAAAAAGCAGTACGCACTGAGCCGATCGTGTCTCGAACATCTCCAGAGTGATTAAGAATTAGCGGAATATCAACTAAATCACTAATACCTTCACTTGGAATTGCTCCAGCCCGAACTTCACCACCATTTTTAAGCGGTAGTCGAAGACTCGCAACGTCCACTTTTTCGTAATGACGATCTTCATTCACGCTTGATGCAACAAAACGGATTCTTCGCTCATCGTTTTCACCGACAGCTTTCGAAATTTGAGTTTTGAGATCAAACGCTCGCTTTTCAATCTTATTCGCCATTTCTCTCCTTTAATTTTAATATACTTTAATATAGTATTTATAAATAGTTAAGTAGTACAACTATTTTTTATTCTTCGTTATCATCACTATCATCTTCATCATCAGGTTTGCTTTTTTCAACGATATATTTATCTATACAGCTACAGTTTGGATGCGCCCCAGCCGTGTCAATATCTGCATAATCGTTGATCAGTACTTTTGATTTTTCAAAGAAGATACCGCCTTTTTTCAAATAGCTTTCTGTCACGTTCACCCTTCGTCCGTTCATTCCACGACAGTATTTACAAGGATTATGCGACACGACCACCCACTCTTTGTAAATCTTCACGCCACTGTCATTTTGAATTTGCATACCAGCTTCGACATCTGCCAAACCACGCGCTCTGTGTGTTTCTGTTCTTGCTATTCTTTGAATACGCCACTCATCTGTGTCAAGAATCTTTCGCAAGCTAGTTGCTAGCTCTTCTTTGTCCCAGTCTTCTTCTCTCGCTAGTGCTATTTGTTGAGTGATTGACTTTGCCGTATCTTTCGAAAAACTCTTTGTGAAATCTTTTACTTGTTGCTTGTAAAACTTCTTTAAGTCTTGCGACATTTTAAACTCTGTCAAATCATCTGTGGAGTGTCCGTTCTGTTGCAACAACGAGATAAAATCACCCCAAGACACAACACCTTTAGCTATAATAACGCTATATAGTAATACTTTAGCCTTCTGTTCGAACTTCACACGGTCTTCATCGCTCAAGTCAATATTTTCAAAGTCGCTTTCAATCGCTTGTTCGATCTGTTCCTTTGTCATGTTGCGAAAGATTTTTTCAAAAGCTAATTGGTCTTTGTCTGTTGTTTGTTCGCTTTTTGTTTTATTATCTAGTTTTAAACAGTGATCGTGGTTGTGTTCTTTAACGCTCTTTGAGTTCAAATCTTCGGGGGAGTCTTGCACTTCTTCGTTATCATCTACTTCAGGTTTATCATTTTTAATTTCAGGTGCTTTCTCGCTCATATTAAGCGTTTTGTATCCGTTCGATAGTTCAAATGCATCAACAATGCTGTCTAGTGAATAGCCAAGGCTTAAACCATTTGAGATTAGGTTTAGTTCCGCGACTTTACGCTCTGCCATAATTTTTTCTTCATCTGCTGATGCAGGAATTTCAAGGTCAAAGGTAATTGCAAAGCCAACCCCACCAAGTATACGGTTCAGTTGGTGTGTGAACTCACTCCAAACCCTAGTTGCAAATGGGCGAACGGTATATTTAATAAATATCTGCTCATCGATACGAACGCTTGCATAAGTGTTATTTTCATTTACACCTCGAATCGATGCCGGCACACCATAAACGCTATCTATCTTTTTGTTAGCTTGTTCAAACAGTGTTTTTAAATCTAAGTTATTGTTAGCTTGAGCAAATGGTATAAATTCAATCTTTGAGTTTAACGCTTTACCTGTAACAGTATCAACTGGTCTATGCACGTACATTACGTTATTGTTTCGACCACTTCCCCTATGTTCTCGTTGTAGGTTATCTACAATATTATTAAATTGTTCAACTGAACTAGCTGTAATAACGAACTGTCCAGCAGGAACTGCTCCATTCTCAAATAGTCCTGCTTGATAACTTGCGATGTAGTCATCGATATTGGCCCATTTCTGAACTGCCGTACTTGGGCTGTAACCATCGCCCAAATCGTAAGGATTAACTCCACTGCGTATCTCCATAACTTCGAACTCTTGAAACTCTTGAGCGCCAACACGATAAACTTTAGTGTCACCCACCATAGACTCAGTAACACCCTCAAGAATCGTAAAGCCAGCAATATTATCTTCAGTAATAGGTTTGCCGTTTACGGGTTTTCCGTTCTCGTCATAACTCCAAACTAAGATATACACTTTTGGAAAAACTAGGCTCAACAACGCTATTGTTTCCCGGAAAGTAGCACCGCTCATCTGTTGATTAGGGTGATAAATCTTATTCATCACGTTCACGTCTTGTAGTGTTTTTCCGTTGCTATCGATAGCGTAAGGTCTAATCACCATAAACTCATTTACGATTCGTGAAATCGAAGGATAAACATTGTCAAACACTAACCCTTTGTAAAAAGTGTGAACACTCGCTAGACTGCGAGGTCGATTTAGAGCGTGATTGTTAAACGCCCCTTTCTTCTTGCTATTGCCAATCATTCGGCTTAAAATCTTCTCAAACATAATCAATAATATACCTTTCAATAGTCGAGCTACGCAAAACGAACGCTTGCATATTCAATAGGTTCAGGTTTTGGTGGTGTATAGTAACAAAGTATGCAAGAATCGGCAAGGTCAGGGCTTCGATTCCCTCGTTTTTTATAGTCACCCTTGCTTTCCACCGCACGCTTACCTTTTTTGTCCATATTCCAAGTTCTAGTCGTTAATTCTTGCAATAAATCTGTGTTATTTGGTAGCTGCACATCATCTATCACTTCTTGAAGATGAAACCACGCTTCACTAATCCAGTTTGGGTATTTGTCATCATTAACCGCCTTTTGCGCAAAGTTAATACCTTGAACATTGTAATTTTTAGCGAGCAACTGATCGGTTACACCTCCACCGACTCCAGTATCATCTATCTTAATTAATACTTCCTTGTCCAGCCTTGCGAACTGCTCTATTTTTTCCACAAGTTCATTAGTCCTTAGTTTTTCGTAAACTTTAAAGTCGATTGTCTTTAATCCTTTGCGTTTCCATAAAACCGAGCGGTCATCACCAAGTCGTGCCACGTCGACACCTATTTGAATTTCGCCGTCATCTTCTATCTCTCGATCCATAGCGTTCAACACTCTATCGCGGCTTAAAATAGCATTTTCAATTTGTGAAAGCGGCTCACCCAGCCAAGTATGGGCGAACTCTTGTGGGTTGTTCTTCTTGTCATTTTCCATTTCAATTCGCATTGCATCTGGAAAAAGCCCATTTCTTTCTAACACATCATAATTTACCTTAATTGCATAAGTGTTATCAGGTTTCTTCATCACATATTCAACATAAACTGGATCACGCTCTGTATCCCTGTTAAAGGTGAAAATAAGCCTTGAGTTATCTTTACGCACGGTGTTTTTGAGTAGTGTAATAGATCGCTTGGTGACGGTACTTGCTTCTTCAACCCAAGCCTCATCAATATTTGGAATAGATTTTAAACTTTCGACATTGTCATGTAAACCTTTAAAAATCCACTCGCTTTCGGTTCTTTTGTGTTTTATGGAATCATTTGTAATAATAAATTCAGTTTCAAAACCATATTCAAAAATAATAGCTTTAACTAAAGCGTGCGTTGAGTCTTTAATTGAGTTTTGAAATTCTCGACAGTTTAAAAACTTCAATCTCTTTTCTCTCGCTCTTAAAACTTGAGAGAGTGCGACATCGTGACTTTTTCCAGATGAACGACCGCCGTAAAAAACAAGATTTCGCCATTTGTTTTCTTCAAACAACGGTTTAAACTCAATAGGAACTTTAACCCTCTTTCGGATTATCTCCATTTACAAACTCCAATGTTGCAACGGTTAGCGTTTCGCCGTTAGATACTATATCTTGTTTTTCGCTGAACTCTGTTGTTGTCTTCGCAATGAATTTAGCCGTGTCTTGTGCTATCTTCTCATCTTCGCTATCTAAGCTTTTGTCTAATACCTTTTTAGCTTTACGAACGAGCTTATCTTTCGTTGCCCCTTTTCCCCCAATTTCCAACACGACGTCTTTAATCCAATTAAGGTTCTTTACCGTAATATTCCTAGAATATTTGTCAGAAAATCCAGCTCTTAAAGCGCTTTGTCTAGCATTTCCGTATGTCGGAGAATTCGGCAAATAATAAAACATCGCAAATTTAATTTGCTGTGGTGTAAACTCTTTCTCTTTAGTCTTCTGTTTCGATTTTGTCATATCCAATCTCCCGTAATATCTTTAGTTTCTCATCTTTCGTATAATAGTTTTCTGTTATTTTTCTGCACCAATGCCCTTTTTCTGAAATAAAGACAATCTCTATTTCGCTATCTTTTGGTAGTGGTATTTTTCTAGCCATTGAATAAGACACATCGTGTTCACTACCTGCTGATATTAAACTATACATTGTTAAATGTTTTTTTCGCTTAGCTAATTCACAAAACGGTTTATAGTTCGAGGCATAAAAGCCCTTAGGCGTAAACCATCTATGAAATACTAAGTGCTGCGTTCCTTTTTTTAGGTAAACAGTGCTTTTATCATAGAATACAACAATAGACCCGTCTTCCAACTTACGGATCATTATTCTGTTGCGCATTTTTGGGTTTGCCATTCCCGCCTTTCTGCCCACAAAAGAAAAAAGGGCGCTTAAATCTTCAATGCTGAAGACTGGCAACCCATAACCCTTAATATAATTATATAATAAATAGTTGACTTAATCAACAGTTGAAATTATGCTATAATGCATGTATGAAGGCTATTTTAAACGCTTTAATCATATTTACTGCATTCCCTTTAATCATGAGGTTATTATTTGTATTTTATTTGAAACCATTACCGCGTGATTTATATTTTTTGAGAAATAAGAAATTGAATATTATTTGCTTTTGCTTGTTTATTGTATTTTTTACATGTTATTATTTAATACAATAGTTGAATTTTTTACAACACCATGCTATATTAGATAGTGGATTTGCAAGTATAAAACCTCACGTTGGCGCTTCAACGATAGGGGTTTTATTTTGTCTAAAAATACTTTTCAACCCCAAAGTCCTATATAAAATATGAGAAATGAAAGGACTTTTGATGAATCCAAAATCTTTGTCAACTCTTAAGTCAAGATTAGGCGATGAAACACTCGAATTAATTGATAACAATAACTATTTACCCCTTTTTCGCAAGTGGCAGAAGCAAGAACCTAAACTTTTTGCTCAATCTGTGAAAATGGTAAAAAATATGAAAAAACAAGGTAAAGTTCGCAATATACAAAAATACTTTGCCTCAATTTGGAGTAACAAAAACGCGAATAAGACATTAGATATTATTCGTGGTTTTTTGGCGCGTGTAAAAAGCAAATTAGCCGAAAAACGCGAAGACAAACGAAAAAATGAAGAAATTAATCAGTTCGAACGAGAGTTTAATGGCGCTGGTTACGCAAAGTTTCAACAGTTAAAAAGAACGAAGCTTTCCAAACAGTTTCAATAGATAGATATTAAAAATTAGCTTATTTAGTAAAGTTGCGAGCAATTTGCTAGCTTTTTTGCGTTTATATCAAAATATTATATAATAATATTAAATAAATAAAAATACTAAAATATAATCGCTTGTGTTTGTAAAATATCACGCAATATAACGCTATTTTTAGCAAATTTAGATGAGCTAGAATTGATAGATTTTTTCCATTTTTCAATCAAAAATTCACTTAAAGAAGTTCTTTAAAGAATATCGATAAAATCGTTAAATATTCATTGAAAAATCATTGAAAGAAAGGAAAACATGTTAATAGATAAACAAATAAACTTATATATAGACTGGTGCAAGTTAGATGCAGGATTTACCCCTGCTACAATCGAAACAAAGCGTTATAATTTGCTTAAATTCAAGCAACAAACAGAAATAACTGACATCTCTGAATTTAACGCCCAAAAGTTCACAGCGTGGAAAATGGCAATGCTAAGTGGTGAGTTTAGCGTAAAATATACTCCGCAAACTTGTAACAACAGAATTAAAACAGTTATTACTTTTGTAAAATGGTGTAAAGATATGGGGATTAAAACTAGTATTAAAACACCATTAATGACAACCTTTAGGTCGCCAGAAGATGTGCGAGATTATACTTATTATTCTAAAAATCAAGTTTTAGAAGTAGCTAAAAATGCAAACCTTGAACATCGAACGATGATTTTATTATTATTTGATTCAGGATTAAGAATTAATGAATTTAGAAATATTCGTGTTGGTGATATAGATTTTTTCAATAAACGTATTTTAGTATTAGGAAAAGGCCGTAAAATGGCCTACGTTTATTTTACGACAGGAACTGGTATAGAATTATTAAATTATATTGATGAGCGAGAATTACTCAAATCAGATTATTTGTGGCGAAGTGAAAGAAACCAAGGGTTACCCTACACTAAAAAATCATTAAGAAAGAAATTAAAAAGAGAGTTTAAGAAATTCGGTTATGATGATTTTCACCCCCACCAGCTCCGCCACTCTTTCGCAACTGATCTAGTAAATAACGGCGCATCTCTGCAAGAAGTTCAACATTTACTTCGTCACGCCTCAATTAATACGACTGAAATATATGTTCATAATTTACAAAATTCACTTGGTGACATTTATAAAAGGCTAAAATGTGAAAAATTCTTATGA